AAACAAAACAGCAAACTTGCTATTCCACATTGTCCTGCATGTGGTAGCACCGATATTGAGAATATAAGCACATTAAATAGAGCCGTTTCCACAGCTATGATAGGCATTGCATCAAAGAAGATCGGAAAACAATTTCACTGTAAGAATTGTGGATATGATTTTTAATGATCACTAAAGATGAACGAGAAGGATAAAATATATGGGAGAAATATTTACATTAAAAGATTTTGAAAATATTCATATTGTTATAAATTATAGCGCTGATAATGACAAAATGCCTGATGTGCTTGAGTTAATTAATGAATTATGCCTTATGGTAAACGAAGCATTTCCGATAAATAAAAAAGAAATGCTAATAATTTTTGAACCACAAAGAAAAGATCCAATATATTTAAGAGAATCTAAAACGATTATGATAACTCCGCATATAGAACAATGGAATGCAATTGTTTATGAGCTATCACATGAACTATGTCATTTCGGAGTTATTGACGAAGCGCCACAGGCAAATAAATGGTTTGAAGAATCCATTTGCGAGGTTGCATCTTATTATTTTCTTTTAAAAATGGCAAAATTATATCATCTAAAATATCTTGCCAAAAAAGAAGAAAAATATAAACGTTATATGGAATTTGTTGCAACATATTCAAGACAATCAGAAAATTTTAAAATTTTCTCAACGGGCGATTTAGTTATTGGGAAAGATAAAGCATTATTAGACGTGCTTCAGAAAAATGAAAAATTACGTGAATATAATCGTTATATTGCTATAAAAATTTTGCCTGTATTCCAAACCAATCCACAATTATGGGAATGTATTCAGTATCTGGGCAGCGTTGACGCAGAACATCCATATGCTTTTCTATTACAATGGAATACAATTTGTCAGAAAAATATTGGAATCGATGTATATGAGATAATTCAAACCTTGGGCTGGTCAAATATTCTCCGAATATAAATTTTGAATCATTTATGCGGTATTCATCAGGTAGTCGTATACCAATTCGAACTGAAGGATCATTATCAATCTCTTTTAAAAGACCTTCCGTATCAATGTCAACATATTTTTTGCCATCTTTATAATATGTTTTAATATAATCAGAATATCCCATTTAATCACCTACTTTCTAATTAAGGAGAAATAAAATATGCTTACAAAAGAGAATTTGATTCATACTGTAACAAAAATTACTGTATTAAAAGAAAATGATGAATGTAAAATTGGTACAGGATTTTTCTATAAATACCATGCAAATGATCGAGAAAATTATGCATTAGTCTCGAATAGGCATATATTTGAGAATATGAAAAACGCTTTGTTTTCTGTCCCTATTGAGCAAAACGACCAAGTGAATCTTCTAAACAATGAAATACGTATCCAACCATATTTACATCCACAATATGACGTTGCAGTAATTGGAATAAATGATCTAATCGATTCACCAGAATATGTAGGAAAGCTAAAAATATCTTGGATTACAAAAGAAGATATTATAACGGAAGATTTTCCAATATCTGCAATTGAATATGCGTTAATGATTGGATATCCTTTATCATTTCAGTCTGATAATTTTGTCACTCCACTTATTCGAAGTGGTGTTATTGCGACACCTCTAAAATCAAAATTTAATGGATTGGAACGTTTCCTTGTGGATATGGAATGCTTTAGTGGATCAAGCGGATCACCGATATTTATTAATCGTGATAGTCAATATTATTTAGTAGGGATTGAACAATCAAGCTATTCATATAAAGAAAAAGAAGTTGGTCTTGGAGAATGCGAAAACTACAATGTACTTTCTTCATTCTTACCATAATATTTTACAAGAACCATCTTATATAGAGACTCAAATTGATTTTTAGATACTTGATTCGTTTTCAATGAGTCTACAATATCAAAATATGTCTTTTTAATACGACTATCGACTTTTCTTTGCATTAATACAGTAGATAATATATCAATATCATTCTGCAGAATTCCTTCTCGTACATATATTTGATTATCTGAATCAATATATACATATGACATATTTTGTGAATTTAATTTATCTGAAGACACAATTCTTGTTTCTATCTTGTTTGCTGTTTGCTGAATATTGATAATAATCACCTGCTTTCATTAAAACTTATTTTTAGACAAAGGAGGATAAAAGATATGTCATGGAAAGGTAGAGTCAGAAGAAGTATGCAGCCATGGCCCTGGTGGGCGATAGCGTTGTTATTCTTTGTGGCATTTTTGTTGAAAATGTTATAGAAGTGGAAGAGGAGAGTGCTGGGAAGTTGTATTTCCATACTCTCCTCAATGCAATGTTTACTGGCACATTTCAGCCCACGCACATCCTATAGATGTACTATATTTCGATATGGATATTTTGTATGACTTCCATTTGTCAATCATCTATTTTTACCGTTTTTAGTTTTTCTGTTCTCAAAACGATTAATAGCATCTATGCTAGATTTTACATTACGAGAGAAAAAATTATTTGCTTTTTAGGATCTAAGATAAATGCTTGATCAGAAGATTCATCTTTTACGTCTTTATTTCCAATTATAGTTACACTTGCATCAATAATACCATCAGGATCAGATTTTAATGTTTTAAAAATTAATTCAGATTTAGATTCCATGCTTTCACATCCTCCATTGATATTGTAATTTTACGATAAATACCTATATAATTTTCCTATTATTTTCCAACAACGCCAGAAATAGGATAGAAGCTGGCGTGTGATGAGAAAGCATCACAACTTTCGCGTACCGTGGAACATGCATTCAACGCATATAAACTATGGCATTATATACGCTGGAGGAAGGGTGTTCTCTCTACTCCTCCTAACTTTCATATGCTTCGCTCGTCATTATAATTTTATCTTTAATTTCATAATTGTTGCTAACGTTTCACATATTACTATACGTAGTCAGGTTGGCTCGTGCGTTCTCGCGGAATTTTCATCCATTTCACTGCATTATTGCAGAATAGCGAATTCGACGAATTAATCCTCTATTTATTTTTTACAAGCACTAATCTCCCTACGTTGAAATATCATTCCATTGCTATGATATTCTCCGCATTGATAAGCCAGTTTACGATAAACTATAGCCAGGATTTTGGCTAACCTATGCTTGATATAAATTTGAAACCACCAAGTGCTGTTAAAGCTGTGCCAAGTGGCCCAAGTGTTTCAGTAATTTTAGTAAGAATTTCTAAGAATTGTGTTCCGCTATCTATGACAGCCTTGAAAGTGTCTGATGATAGAACAGAAGTTGAAAATTCTTGGAATGTAGCCTTGAATCTTTCAAGACTGTAATCGATACCCTTTTGGTAATTAGTTAATTCCCTTTCGGCGGAGCCTTCGGAATCATTCATAGCAGTATTA